CCGGAAGGCTTCGCAAGCGAGAGCCTTGTTTTCTGCCTGAACCTCAGTCCAGCCCCCAGCAAAAGGCTGGCCCTTGGTTCCGTAGGTAAAGAAATAGCGGTTCATGTGGTATCCTTTCTGTGACTCACTCGTCACGATGATTTGCATAGTCTGTTGCGGACTCATGGTGGATCCCGAGCCTCTCGGCAATATAGCTCATGTCAAATTCTTCTTCGATGCGATCCCGGCAGCAGTTCTCACAGCAGGGCTCGCCGTCATAAATGAATACTGTGTCCTCACCATCAAGTTCCAGGCCGCAGTCGGTACAGTTAACCGGATCAGGATCCTTGACGGGATGGGGGTATCCAGTCGCCAGTGTCCTGGCTATCTCAGGATGTTCCGGGATGTTCATGCGCCACCTCCAAGCAATTCCGTGATCTTGGCATAAAGCCAAGCCTGTACAGAGTCGAAGCCATCATCCTGAATCCGTTTCTGCAGGATCTCAAAATCCCCGTCAGTCATACGGAAGGTAAGCTTTCGGCCGAGCTTCCGGCGCTCAGGTTTCTTGACAGTCTCCTGTTTCTCAACAGTGATCGGGATCTCAGGATCCCCGAGCCGGATGCCGTAAGCATCACAGAGAACCTTAAGTCCGTCAGGGTGGATGATTATGCCGTACTTCTCAGGATTTTCAGCCTGGGCGAGCAGCTGCCGATTGAACTTAGGAAATCTGTTCTGGATAACCGGCGCCACATCTTTTGCCATATGCCCGGTGCTCTCTCTAATCTCCTTGAGTCGGAGCAGATTGTTGACATCCCGGAACTGATCTGGTAAACTAGAAATGGAATCACGACGCCAATCGTTTCCATTCGAGGATGTTCCTGTTGCAGCGGGAGCATCCTCTTTTTTCTTGCAATCACAGATCTCGGCGGGATCCAACGCAGAACCGCAATCAGGGCATTCTCTGTGTTTCATGAGATTCAACCTCCTCGATGGCTCCATCAGAGATCCGAGTGGCGATTGCCTTGATCTCTGCGATTTCTTCGTCGGTAAGTCCGACAACGTCCGGCTCACCGTCGACGAAACCATCCTTCATGACAACAATGTTGCCTACGATCGGCCATCCGTGCTTGCTTGTCTGATACCAGACGCTACCGATGGTGTTAAAGGGAAGTTTCTTAAGGAGCCCTTCTTCATTGACGATAAAGCAGTACGGGGATTTCAGGCCTCTTGCATGAACTACCTCAATCCAGCCTCCAACGACCTCACCAAGGGTCTGATACAACGGTTCTCCGAATTCCTTGACGTACATTTTCTCGTCAGTTGTAAAAACCACGCCTTTCATATTTGCACCTCCTTCGATTTAATTTTTATCGGTTCATGGCCCGCAGCTTTCTTTCTGAAAGCCATGCCTGATAACGTTCTTCCTCTCCGGGATTGGAGAATACAGCCTCAGTCACAGCCAAGGCCATCTTTGCCAGCTCGTTGCGCTCATACTCAGGGATCTGGCTCACCTGAATCCTGGGGTACTTATGCTCGTTCATGCTTTCTCCCTTCGTAGAGGTTCAAGGTGTCTGAACCTTTTGGACAAAAAAATAATCCCACAATTCAATGTGAGAGATGCCCAGCAAGCTGCATGCAAGCTCCATCTCAGGCTGTTTCCAGTACCGTTTGTTGTTCAGCTTCAGAGAAAGAGTTCTCTCGGACATATTCATAGCAGCTGCAAAGGCAGAACACTTGCCAAAAACCTCACGGATCTTTCCGTTGAGCTTGCTGTAATCGTATTGGATCTTATTGGACTCGCACTCCACGGTCGTTCCTCCTTTCTTTGGTGGTTCAGCGTCGTTGAACCTGTATGTACTATAACACCTTGAAAACCAAAATGCAATACCTTCTGTTCAAAAATTTTGAACCTAAGTGCTTTTTCTCTTGAACTTTAGTTCAAACAGGTGTATAATAATGGCATGCGAAAGGAGTGAGCTTATGAAGCCTTACACCACTAGCCAGCGGCTGCAGCAGTATAGCCAGATGAAGAATATGTCTCAGGCTGATATTCTCAGAGCGGCTAAGCCATTTTGCGAGAAATACGGAATCAAGCTGGGAAAGAGTGCTTTGAGCCAATACTTCTCAGGAAAACACGTACCAGACCAAGCGAAGCTTACAATACTCAGCCTTGCTCTTAACATTTCTGAAGCCTGGCTGATGGGTTACGAAGTCCCTATGGACAGAAAAACAACGCCCGTCTCCGAGATACCCGAAGACGGACGGTTAAGCAGAATCAATGAGCTCGCACAACAGCTAAGCCCAGATGAACAAGACCACATTATCTCTCAGATAGAATTTCTTCTATCTCGGCGATGATTCGATCCTTTTCTGCTGGACTAAGCTGCGCAATCAGTTCTGCAATGAGCATGTTGCGCAGTTCTTCATTTAATTCGACTTGTTTCATTTTATCACGGCTCCTTGCTTATGTTGGCCGTCGACAGCAAGTCAATTATATCACAAAAAGTTACAAATTGTGTCGAACGATATAATCTAACATTCGACTGTATTTTTGCGAGACATCAAAAGGAGAATCTATATGGCAAAAGGAAAGTACGCAAAGCAGGAGATAAAGAAGCCGTTTTACAAGAAGTGGTGGTTCATTGCTCTTGTTGTCGTGATCCTCATGGGCGCCTTTGGCAACACCGAAGATACCGAAGCGCCGACCGAGCCTACGAAGGCCGTAGAGACAACGCAGCCGGCAACCACCGAATCGATGACTACTGAGACGGATCCTGTCGAGAATGAAGAGGAGCCCCTCGAACTCAAATTCGGCGAGCTCCTGGATGTTACCATCAACAGCATCGACAACATCGCCGTTATCAAGGCTAAGATCCAGCCCAGCTACAGCAATAGCGCAACCATCCACCAGAACTATTACAGTGTCTGCGATCTGATCCAGAATCACGGCTTCGATCAGTACAAGGAAGTTCAGTATTGGGCTGTAGCAGACATGACCGACGGAAGCGAGCAAAAGGTTATTAGCTTTACCGTCGATGCCGATCTCATGGCGCTTATCACTTCTGACTCCGGTTTCGCCGAGAATACCCTGGGAGAGTATGACATCGATCTTTGGATCCATCCCTCTCTCGAAGATAACTGATTGAAAGGGGGTGCTCAGAATGGCACCACGCAAAACCAATTCCAACAAAGCTACTCTGGGCACTCTTCCGTCAGCCTACGGCGTTATTTACGCCCGATACAGTTCACACAACCAGAAAGAAGAAAGTATTGAGCAGCAGGTAGAAGAGTGCATGGCATTCGCACTTGCGAACAATATCCAGATAATTGAGGTCTACGCAGATAAAGCCATCAGCGGCAAGACGGATAAGCGGACCAATTTCCAGAAAATGATGCGTGATGCGGAGAAGCGAAAGTTCTCCGTGGTCATTGCATACAAGTCGAACCGAATTGCCAGAAATATGCTCAATGCGCTGAGCTACGAAAACAAACTGGAAACATACGGCATCCGCACCTTCTACGCAAAAGAAGAATTCGGCAACACTGCTGCCGGCCGCTTCGCCCTGCGTACCATGATGAACGTAAACCAGTTCTATTCGGAGAACATGGCCGAGGATATCCGGCGTGGCCTGATGGACAATGCCGAAGCCTGTAAGGTCAATGGCAGGTTGCCTTTCGGCTACAAGAATGTGGAAGGCTACTATGGTCTGGACGAAGTCACCGCACCCGTTGTCGCAGAGATCTTCGAGCGTTTTCTTAACGACGAAACCTTTGCCAGTATCGCTCTGGATCTGAACCGCCGGGGATTCAAAACATCAAAAGGAAACGCCTGGAACAAGGGCAGCTTCCACCGGCTGTTAAAAAATGAAAACTACATCGGCACCTATAAGTACGGCGGGGTCGTAAAAGAAGGCGGAGTCCCGGCCATTGTATCCAAGGAGGTGTTCTACGCCGTGCAGCAGAAACTCACTACAAAGAAGAATCCCCAGGGCAGACCGCGGGCCAATGCCGATTATTTGCTCACCGGCAAATTGAAGTGCGGTCATTGCAACTCCTTCATGGTCGGTATTTCCGGTACCGGCAAGCACGGCGAGCTGCATTATTACTATGTATGCAACGATCGGCGAACCGGAGGATCCTGCAAGAAACAGAATGTCCGGCGTGACTGGATCGAACGAAAGGTTGCTGAGCTGACAAAAACCATTGTTCTGCAGGATGATGTCATCGAGTGGATTGCCGACAACGCCATGGAGTTCCAGCTTCAGGCTCGCAGATCCGTCGAGATCACGTCCATGCAAGACCAACTGGCGGAAAAGAAAAAAGCCGCAAAGAATATCCTTGCAGCTATCGAACAGGGAATTATTACGGCCACCACCAAGGATCGCTTGCTGGAGCTCGAAGGCGAGATCGAAGCTTTGGAGAAATCCCTGACCGTTGCCAGAGCAATGGCGAAGCCCATCGAGAAGGAGCGGATAATCTACTCGATGGAAAAATTGCGTGACGGCGACATCGATGATATTGCCTACCGCAAAACGCTTATCAATACATTTGTGAAGACTGTCTACCTTTGGGATGACAAGATCCGAATCGACTATCACTTCACAGAAAAGGGTAAAACAGTCCAGTTAGACCCACTTTCAGAGGAGTCATCAGCCGATTCCGGCCCCGTGGATGGGTTCGTATTCACTCCCCTAAGCTCCACCAAAAAAGAAGAGGCCGCCCATAGGGCAGCCTCTTCTTTTTTGGTGGAGCCGGGGAATCGAACGATTTAAATGCGGCGCGAATGAGCGCCGCCGGCGAGGGCTTGACCGAGCCGCTCTGTGATTTAATCGATTCCCCTCGGCACTGGTAAAAACAGAGGCTGCCTATTGGGCAGCCTCTTCTTTTTTGGTGGAGCCGGGGAATCGAACGATTTAAATGCGGTGCGAATGAGCGCCGCCGGCGAGGGCTTGACCGAGCCGCTCTGTGATTTAATCGATTCCCCTCGGCACTGGTAAAAACAGAGGCCGCCCATAGGGCAGCCTCTTCTTTTTTGGTGGAGCCGGGGAATCGAACGATTTAAATGCGGCGCGAATGAGCCCCGCCGGCGAGGGCTTGACCGAGCCGCTCTGTGATATGATCGATTCCCCTCGGAGCTGTATTGATCAGGCTGCCTATAAGGTGCTGCCCAGTGTGCTTTATTTGCAACATTCTTAATCGTTACTCTGCCACAGATTCCTTCTGGCGGTTTGCCAGGGCGGCAACCTCCAGGCGGCTGTGTACATTCAGCTTGCGGTAGATCTTCTTGGTGTGGTCATTGACAGTATGCACGGAAATGACCAGCACATTGGCAATTTCTGCGTTGCTGTAACCACGGGCAATGAGGTCCACCACTTCCAGTTCCCGCTTGGAAAGGACCGCAAAGGGAGAATCCACAGAAATCGATTCCGCTGCGGGAGTGCTTTCTTCCTCCTGCGTAGGCAACTCCTGCTTGACGGGCTCTGCGGCTGCCTGCTGCACTTCCTCCGGGATCTTCCGGCGCAGGGTGTACAGGAAGTAAGGCTCGATCTGCAAGTAGAGAATGACCAGGATCACCATGATCACCGCATAGGCAAGAAAAAGCATGGAGGGGGCGCTGCGGAAGGCTTCCACCATGCCGCCCTGCACCAGCACAGCAACCAGTGCCAAACCGATGATGGTGGGAGACAGATACCGGGAAGGGTAGGATTTCATCAGCACCAAACCATAGAGCGGGACCATCTGGCAGGCAAACATACCGAAACCGATCAGGGCGCAGGAAAGATAGCTGACCCAGGGAAGAAAGTCTGCCACACACATCAGAAGGAAGCCGATACAGGCCAGGCCGACAGAGAAAGAAACACACCGGAACGGATGGTATTCTCTCTTCCTGTACAGGAAAAAGACCAGAATGCTGACGATGGCATCCACAAAATAGGCAACGAACACACCGTGGCGCACCTCTGCGGAAATAGAAGGACCGGACACCCCCATGAGGGAGCTGACAAACACCAGAATAAAGGTGCCGGTCAGCAGCTTTTTGGGTGCGACCAGACCGCTGTCTTTGCGGACATACTGAGGGCAGGCCTTGGGAGAGGCCGGTAAACGAAGTGTAAAGATCAGCAGCAGGAGCAGCGCAGCCACCGTAACCACCCGGAACACCGGGAAGGTAATGGCAAGGAAGTCATTCTGCACCAAAGCGATCAGGAGAAGTGCAAGGCCGTAACCGGCAGTCAGTGCGTAAACGGCGCTTTTCTCAGACAGGAAATTCACGATGATGAAGGTCTCAAAGCCGATCATGGTGCAGCAGATGAATACATGGGCATAGATCAGGCCCTTCAGTATTTCATCCGGCAGCGGCAGGAACAGACCCAGGACCGTGGCAATGGCTGCCAATGTGCCGATCCGCTCCGCCCAGACCACATACTTTGGCAGGAAGATCATATATAGGATCGACAGCACATAGCTCAAAG